TCAACGCCTGCCCTCCACTGCTGCTAGGCCCTCGGCTTGATGATGCGGGCTATGGTGCCAATAGTGCGCGCGGATCGTGGCCGGGGTCGTGTCGAAGAACTCGGCTGCGGATTCGAGCGAAAGCCCCCGCGCGACAGCCCATGTGATGGCGGTATGCTTCAGGGCGTGCGGCTTCACGGCGGCGTCGAGGCCCGCCCTGACGCGCGCCTTGTCGAGCGCCGTCTTGATGCTGGCGACAGGTCGGCCGCGGAAGCTGACGACATGCGTTTCGCCGCGTCGCACCTTCATGCGCCAGCGGCGCAAGTGGTTCGCCAACTGGCGCGGGATGCGCACGCTTCCCCGGCGCTTCTTCGTCTCGCGCGCGCCATCCTCTCGGAAGCGGATCACGCCCGCGTCCAGGTCAACTCGCGCCCATGTCAGCTCAAGAACGGCGCCCATGCGTCGGCCCGTGTAGAGTGACAGCAGGATGAAGCGCCGGGCATGCGGTGCCGCGGCGCGCAGCAGCGCAGCCGCTTCGGCGCGCGTAAGCCAGCGGTCGCGGGGTTCCCCCTGCGGCGGCAGGGTGACTTCAGGGGCGTAGACCAGACGCCCTTCCTTCTTCGCGTAGTTGAGCGCGGCTTGCAGCACGCCAAGTTCGCGGCGCGTGGTCGAAGGCTTCGCCGTGCGGGTTCTGCCGCGGGCGTCGATGCGCGGCTTGGCGCGGAAAGCGACGTAGGCGCGACAGGTCGACCCCTTCACGGCGTCGCATGTCAGGTCGCCCCAGAACGGCGCGAGGGCGGCAATCGAGTTCGCCAGCGTGGCGGGCGACGCCAGCTCGGGGCCCTTCTCCAATCCGTAGAGCCTGAGCACCTCCCCCACGGTCACTTCGTGCGGCTGAGCGGGACCACCCCGCCGGGGATCGGGCCGCGTCGCGAGGTAGGCTTGCAGAGCTGCTTCAGCGCCTGCGCGATCGCTTCCGCCGCAGCCCGTCCGCCGCGTGAGGGTTCCGTCTCGAATGATCCATTCGCCCGTGTCGGGGCGCTGGTAGAGTCGGGCGGGCTTTCGCTTCCGGGGCATTCGGCGAGCCTCCATAGATCTTCGGGGGTCAGATACAGGCGCCGACCAATCTTCCGATGCGGGAGCGCGCCTCTTGCGATCAGCCCGTGAAGCGTCCGAACAGTCATGGTGGACGGAAGCCGGGCCGCAGCGTCTTCGAGGGTCAGCAGGATCGGAAAGGACGATGAACTCACCTTCTCACCCCGTCGAATAACGGTCCCATGCGGCGATGATCTGCGCAGGGATCTGGCTTCCGATCTGCTCGGCATCGCGCGCGAAGTCCGTGAGTTTCTGAAGACGCGCGGACGGGATCAGAAAGAACATGACAACCGTCTTCGCCTCGCCCTTTTTGATGGCTGTCTTGCTGGCCTTGGCGAAGCCGCCGCGCTTCCCGCTTCGCTGGCGCAGATTGTCGACCAACAGCACGAGGCGTCCGGTATCGGTCTTTCCCAAGCGGAGTTCGCCCAGACGCGCCGCTGGCCAGTTCTTGGGCGAAATCTTCGTGCCACCCGTGCCGCGCTTCGGCGCATTCTCGGTTGGCACGGAGAGGTAGCGCCCGCCTGCGGCCTTGATGACGGTGCCGGTGTCGAAGGCTTCCAGGATATGCGGCGCCTTCGCCCAGACCAAGGACGCCGCGTTGAGCGACTGACCCGAAACCGGGAAGGTCTGCGACCGGATGGTGTTCGCCAGACGTTGCCCAAGGCCCGCGCCTGTCACCTGCGCGCGGAACTTCTCCTTGAGAGACTTCCCGGCGCGGTCAATGACTTCGGTCGTCGCCTTCTTTCCCGCGGCGATCTCCCTTTCGAGCGACTCGCGCAAATTTCCGGTTATCGCCGCGGTGATGCGCATGATCTTCAGCCGTCCAGGCGCACGCGAACGACGGCGGCGGAGGGGCCGGCGTCGGTCACGGCCACGCCGATCCGCTGGCCACCGTCGAGCGGTTCGGCGCGGTCGAAGGCCGCATTCCATTCCACGGGGTCGCCGACGCTGAAACCGACCCCGGCTGTTCCGTCTTTGGGCAGCTCGTAGACGCCCGTGAGGGCCAGCGCCACGTCGTCGCCCGCCGCCTGCGTCGTGGCGGCCACGCCGAAGAGGGCGCCGATCTGGACGCCCTGTCCGCTGACGACGCCGCCGGCCGGGGCCGGAACGGTGATCATGCTTCCGGGCTGAATGAAGTTCCGCATGGGTCATAGTCCTTTCGAGACGGTGAGGCGGACGGTAGTCACCTTCGCCGATCCGCGAAGCGCGGCGATCCGGCGTTCGAGGTCGGCCAGCGCCGTGCGCATCTCGGCGTCGCTGGCGTAGGTGATTTCCTCGGTTTCGGTCTTGACGGTGCGCACGCCCGCATAGCGGGCGCGCAGCAGGGCGTCGCGCATGGCCTCGAGTTCGGCCAGCGAATGCGCCATGTCAGGCCCCCGCGTTGGTGAACCAGCCGCGCCAGTCCACGAAGCCGGCGCCGAAGTCCAGGCGCACCTTGATCTGGACGCCGTCCAACTCAAACCCGTTGCGGCTTTCGATCTGGGGGCCGGGCGCGCCGTCGAGGTAGGCGTATTCCAGCCCGTCGATTTCGGCCGGGGCGGCGGTCACATACCAGCGGGTGGCGTTGGTCAGGCGGGGTTCGACCACCAGCGCGAACTTGCCGCTGAAGACGTTCACGTCGTCGGTGCGCGTCGGGGCGATGGTCGCCAGCGCTTCTTCCGCGACGGTCTCCAGCTCGGGCGGGACCATCACGTAACGCGGGGTCACGCTGATGATGCGGCCGGAAAGGCCCTTCTGGCGGCGCATGAGCTGGCGCGCCTCGCTGAAGGTCGCAAGGCCCGGCGCGCCGGCCGCGCCGACGTTCCCATGATCGGCGTGGAACAGGTTCCGGCCGTCGCTCATGGTCGGCCCGGCGGCGGCGTTCTTCACCAGCAGGTCGACAAGGAACTGCGATTCGAAGTCGGCAGCGGCCACGCCGATGCGCGCGGACAGGTCGGTGAACGCGCCCAGGTCGTCGTTGATGAGGGCTTGCCGCGAAACGGCGATGATCCGCCCGAACGTGTCGAGCTTGTAGGTTTCTTCCGCTTCGGCCAGCGTCCCCGACGTGAACTCGCCCGCCTCACTCACCTTCTCGGGCAGGGGCGCTTCGGAAAGCTGAAGGCGGCGCTTCGCCCGGAAGTCCCGCGCATTCGACTGCTTGGCGAGCATCTTCACGCCGGAAGGCGCGGACTGGTAGGCGGCGCGCAGCGTCCGGTTCACCGTGTCGCCCAGGATCAGCGAGAAGTCGGACGTGGTGTGCAGGGCGCGCGTGATCAGCGTCGCGGGCGTCATGCCCACGGTCGAGACGCCCGAACGCTTCAGCATGTCACGCGCGATCTCGGGCATGGTCAGCCCGTAGAAGGGCCGGGCCGCGTCGGACAGGTCGTGCGCGGGGTTGGCGCGGGCGTAGAGCGCTTCGCCGATCCGCGCGCAGCGGATGGCGGGGTCTTCGTTGTCGAAGCCCACGGCGGCGCGGGTGCTGCGGATCGGGGCGGCGCTGCGGGTGCGCAGGGCGGCCAGCGCGGCGGCCCGCTGGGCGGCGGGGTCGGGCGTCTCGGTCTCGTCGTCGGCCGCGTCGTCGCCCGCCGCGGCCTACGGCGCGGACAGGCCCGCGATTTCGGTAAGCGCGCGGACGGCGTCGGCCTCGTCGTTGCGCGTGGTCTTGTCGTCTTCTTCGTTCATGGGGACGCTCCTGAAGGTGGCGGCCGGGTCGGCCGGGGTTGGCACGATGCTCAGTTCGAGCGGCGTCCAGGCGGCGGCGATCATGCGCCGCACGCCGTCTTCGCCGCGGGCTTCGCGCCAGCGGCTCACGACGTAGCCAAGGCTCACGCCGCGCAGGATTCCCGCCTCGATATCGTCCAGGACTTCGTCGCCCTCGGCGCGGCCGGTCAGCTTCACGCGCACCATGATCGCGCCCTCGGCGCGGCGGGCGTCGATCACGACGCCCAGCACGTCGCGGCGCGAGCCTTGGCGGTGCGCGTCGAGGACCGGCGCGCCGACCAGGCGCGACAGGTCGGCGCCGTCGAGGTCGAGGATTTCGAGGAACGGGCCGCGGGCGTCGGCGCGGCGGACGGCGGCGCCGGTGCTGGCGACGGCTTCGACGGTGCGCGCGGCCCGGTCGAGGGTCGAGGGCGTCAGGTCGAGGCCGCGGCGCAGCGTCGTCATGCCAGCCCGTCCTTGCGGTCGCTGACGATCACGCGATTGACCAGGCCGCGGCCGCGGACGCGGGCGAAGACCTTCGATCCGGTCGCGCCGCCCATGACGGTCTCGCGCTTGTCGGCGTCCAGCAGCTCGCAGTCGGCGGCGGCGTCGGGTTCGGGGCCGGTCGGCGCAGCGGGCGCGGCGACAAGCCAGACGGGCGGCGTCGGCTCCACGCTGCGGACGCGCACGCGGGCGAAGCCGCCCGGCGTGTCCGCAAGCTCGGTCCAGGCGTCGGCGGACAGGGTGACAAGGCCCATTCAGACGGCTCCTTCCGGTGCGGGCGCGGCGGGCGCGGTCGCGGCGTCTTCGGCGATTTCGCGGTCGAGCTGACGCAGGTCGTAGCCGCGCCCCGCGACCACCTCGCGCCGGGATTTCAGGCCGGCGTTGATCGCGGCGATCTCGGCCGCGATCTCCTTCTCGGGATCGACCCACGCCCAGCCAGGGGTGATGATCTTCGCGCCCATCCACGACTCGGGATCGCGGGCGAAGCCGTCGAGGGCGACGCGCCCCGCCAAGGCTTCCAGCGTCAGCCAGCGCCGCCAGACGGGGCGCACCATCATGCGGGCGAACACGTGGTGCTGAAGCGCCTCGATCCGCCGCCGGAACTCGATCAGCGCCGCGCGGGCGCTGCTGTAGTTGGTGGCGGAGTAGTCGCCGGTGAGCTGCTCATACGTGACGCCGCCGCCGGCGGCGACGCAGCGCAGCGCCACGCGAAGGAACTCGATGGCGTCCGCGCCGATGGTCGGCGGGTTCGAGAACTTCACGTCGGTTCCGGGCGGAAGGATCTTCAGCGTTCCGGGTTCGAGGCCTCCGTCCATGACACTCCCGCGGGCTTCCCCGTCGAAGCCGCCCGTCCCGCCCTCTTGGTCGTAGATGAAGCCCGCCAGCGCGGCCCCAAGCTGCTGGCGCATCACCTGCGCGTCGAACGTCTTGTCCAGCTCGCGCAGCATCGCCAGCACGGGCGCCAGCGCCGACACGCCGCGCACCTGTCCCGCATAGGTCGGCCGGAAGATGTGCAGCATGTCGTCGGCGGGCACGCGAACCGGGGTGATGCTGGTCGCGAACGGCAGGTCGGGGCTTTCGGGGAACACGTGATAGGCGACGCGCCGGCCGGCGGCGTCGACCTCCACGCCCGCGACGATCCGGGCGCCGTCGCCCAGCTCGCGGTGCAGACTGCCGTCAACCTGTTCTGCGGGGATCAGCCGCAGGCGCAAGGCGTCGTCGGCGTCGGTCTCGAGCCGGATGAAGATTTCCCCGTCGCGGAACACGGCCAGCGCGGCGAGGTTCTGAAGCCCGTAGAGGTCGAGAAGGTCGGTCGCGTCGGCGCGGTCGGCCCATGCCTCATGCCGCTCGGAAAGCGCCGGGTCGCGCGTCGAAATCGGCTTGAGGCCCGCGCCGATGGTCGCGGCGGCCAGCACTTCGACCAGGTTGCGCGCGGTGGCGTTGTTCTCGAACTCGGCGCGGGCGCGGGGCATGATCGCGCGAGCCGCGGCCATGCCCTGCGTCACGGGCGCGTTGATCAGGGCCGCGCCTTCCCAGCGCCGCCCGCCGCCCGCGGCGTCGAAGTCGCGCCGCTGGGGGGCGCGCAGCTCGCGCACGACAGCGCGCAGGGCGCGGGACAGGCGGCTCATGCGCCGCCCCGGATCAGGTGGGGCGACGGCGCTGCACCACCCATGAACAGAGCCGCCGCCCCGCACCGGCGCAGTTGCAGCTGCGGCCGGTGTTCGGTGATGAGGTCGGCGACGGAACGGTCAACTTCGCGAAAACCCGCCCCGCCGCCTGGCGCGCCCTTGCCGGTGGGGGCTGGGCAAGCCCAGGGGCGCGCGTTCGTGAATGTCGGAAGGGCGTGCATCATGCGCCCAGGTCGATTCCTGCGGCGTCGGCGCGGTCGCGGATGCGCCGCCAAGCCTCGGAAGCGTTCACGGTGAACAGCCGCAGCACGGTGCGGGGGCCGCGGCCCACGATAGGGTTGCGCTCGGCGGCGACGACGATCTCGGCCAGCGTGCCCACGGCAAGTTCGGTCTTGGGGTTCGGTTCATGCGGCGCGGGCTGCGCGACCATCGCACAGGCGATGTGAACGTCAGGCGCGCCGGGTTCTGCATGAAGGATGCTCGGAACGTGAAGCGACAAGGGCCGCTCAGCGGCGCGCAGAAGACGCGCGGCGTCGCTGGCCTGCGTCCGGCCGGGGTGCGGCGCGCCGACAAGCTTGACCATCGCCTCGGGCAGCGCGCCGCCCTCAACGCCGTCTTCGGTCGCCATCACCAGAAGCATCAGCCCCCACGCATCCCACGTGCGGAACCTGCGGACCCCGCGGGGGGTCTCTTCTTCAAGCGCCTCGGGCGCGGCGGTGAACACGGGGAACTGTTCGCGCAGCTTCAGGGCGGCGAACCGCGGCTCGGAAATGCCGGTCAGGGTCAGAAGTTCGGCGCGCGACAGCATCAGCGTTCCCCAAATCGATATAGGCGCATCGTTTCTGCTATCGGTGATAGACGATGCGCCCGCATTGGTCAATGCGCTTGCATCGGTTGTGACGCGCCCAGCCGCCGCATGCCCTCTATGGCGTTGGCCATCAGCCGAATTTCCGGCAGTTCCATCTCTTCCGCATGCTCCGGCGTGCCTTCGATGCAGCAGGGACCGTAGACGCCCCAGAAGAGCATCAGTTGCGCCAGAACGCCGGCATGGGTCGTCGGCAAAACGGAAACCGCGGCCTCGAGCGCCTCGCGCTCGGCCTTGTGGAGCGGGTCGTCGAAGTCGACGTGCACCTCGGTGCACCAGCGATCATTGCAGCGCTGGTGCGCGGCGAAGTAGTCGGCCACCAGGCGCGGCGTCGGGTCGTCATTCACCACAGGGAAGGCGGTCGCGCTGGCGGCGGGCAAGGCGGCGGCGGTCGCGCCCAGCAGGGCGCGGCGGGACAGTGCGGTCATGGTGGCGTTCCTCGGTTGGTGTGGTATAATCCAACCTTAAGTCGGAAATTTTCCAACCTCAAGTCGGAAACTGCATGTCGCCTGCACAATGCCGCGCCGCGCGGTCGCTCTTGGGGATGGAACAGCGCGAGTTGGCGGCGGCAGCCGGGGTCAATCGCACGACGCTGATTGATTTCGAGAAAGGCGAACGCACGCCGCAGTCGCGCACCGTCGCCGCGATCCGCGCGGCCCTAGAGGCCGCTGGCGTCGAGTTCATCGCGGAGAACGGCGGCGGGGCCGGCGTGCGTCTGGCGCGCCCTAGCGGTCCAGCCAGCGCGAGCGGATGACGCTCGGCCGGGCGGCCCGCGGCGGGGCCGCGCCGGGCGTGTCGCGCAGGGGGGCGGCGGCCAGCGCGGCGGCGGCGTCGTCCAGGCGAAAGCCCGCGGTCGCAAGGCCCGCCAGCGCCGCCGACGCATAGACCAGCGTATCGAGCGCCTCGTTGCGCGCGCCCGGCTCGCGCGGCGTCCACTGTCGCTTGGGGCGGCCCATCTGATACTTGGTCACGACGCGCTCGGCTGTGAGCTGGGCGAAATAGGTCGCGTCGAGGTCCGACCCGAAGTGGACGAAGCCGGGGCCGGGCGCGGCCAGACGCAGGCGCGCGGCCAGCTTGTCCTTGAGGGCGTCAACCCCGATGACGGCGATAGGCGCGCCGCCCTTGCCCTTGGATAGCCGCCGCGGCCAGGGCGGCGTGTCGGGGCGACTGGCGCCCTTGATCCCCCAGACGCGGCGCGCGAGACGGGCGCGCACGAAGTCGTAGGCGGCGGCGGTGTGCCGCCCGCCCGTGTCGACGCAGGCGGCCATGACGGCCAGGTCGGCGACGACACGGCGGTGCCTGAAGGTCCGCAGCAGCAGCGCGTCGAGGTCGGCCCAGACGGCGGGGCCGCTGGGGTCGCCCCATATCACCCGATAGTCGAGCACCCACGATTCCTCGGATGCGCCCCAGCCGACGAACTGCGCTTCGATCCGGTCGCCCTGCACGTCCACGCCCGCGGTCACGACGGCGACGCCCTCGGGCAGCGCCTCGCCCCAGCTCTCGCGGCGGCCCATCATGCCGTCCGCGTCGAGCTGCTCGCCCGCATGGTCTTCCCACGTCTCCGCAAGGACCGTGTTCACGAAGACCTTCAGCCGCGCGGGGTCGCGGCGCACCTCGCCATGATAGGCGGCCAGCGCCGCCCACGGCTCGAAGGGGCTGTAGAGGCTGGGCAGGTGGAATCCTGCCGTGCGGCCGTCGCCGGGCGCGGTGGCGCGCCACGCGCCGCCCGCCAACAGGCGCGGCTTGTCGCGCTCGGTGATCAC